AAAGTTGAAGGAGGGACAGGCAGAAAAAAAGGCGGGCGCAACTGGAACGGACAGGGGAACAGCTCAGTCAGTATGCGTATTTAACAGATGAAGAAACGCTGGGAATTTATCAAGGAACTGCATGGGGAAAACTCAGTATTTTAGATGGAATGAATAAAAAAGGTATCGAACAGGCAACATTTGAGGATTCTCAGATTATGCGGGATGGAGAGACGGTTCAACTGGTTATGAATTATAAAATGAGGCTGCCGTTTTCTATTTTTGGTCTGAAAGCCCTGCCTATGAAGTCGGTCAGTATCCGACGGGCCTGGATAGGAAGGAATGGACCTTTAGGAGATTTGTCAAACGGGGGTAATGAAACGGATGGAACAAAGCCACAGCAGGATATGGTTTTTATTGGAAAAGATAGTACCAGATACCATAAAACGCCAAAATGTCATTATCTTTCAAATAAAATAGAACAGATTACTTATGAAGAGCTAAAAACAAAACGAAATCATTCCGGAAGAAAGTACCGGCCCTGTAAGATCTGCGGAAAATTTGCAGGGCAGAACAGCAGCATATATGTAATGCCAGAGGGAGAAAGTTATCACTCCAGATGGAATTGTCCAGCTACAAATGCATATATTCAGGAAGTTCCGATTGAAGAAGCAGAACATTTAGGAAAATGTTCATATTGCTGGTAAAGGAGAAGTATGGCAATTTTATTATTTTTAGCGGCAGCGGCGATTTACGACTGGAAATATAGAGAAATTCCCAGGTGGGTTTACCTGGCTGGAGGATTAGAAGCATTTTTCTGGAGAATGGCAGTAATTTTGCATATGGATATATGGCTGGGGAGCGAATCCTGGATAGTATTTTTTCACGGAAATAATGCAGAAGTATCTTTTGGGGAAGCTGCTTCAGGGGCAATGATAGGACTTGTGCTTTTGCTGCTGTCAAGAGCTGCAGAGGGCAGCATAGGGTCAGGAGATGGGATGTTGTTTTTAATTACAGGAATTTACTTTGGATTTTGGAAAAATCTAGTATTGTTTCTGGGAAGTCTGCTGCTGTGCAGTATCTGGGGAATCAGCTACTTGTTTATTAAAAAGATTGGATGGCAGGAGGGGAGAAAACTGGAATTGCCGTTTTTGATATTTGTGCTGCCCATAGGAATGTGGCTGAACATGATTTAGGGGGAGAGAAAATTGAAAGGCAGTTATACGATAGAAGCAGCAGTTATTATGAGCATTTGCTGTTTTATGATGGCAGGAATGATTCTGCATATGTATCAGACTTGTGATGAAGTAACTGGAAAAATGGTTTTACATAAAACGTTAGAAGAAATGCGTCATTTGCAGCCAGAGGAAAGAAAACAGAAAGCAGACATTTTTAGAGATTTTAATATTCAGCTTATGGAAGGAGCAGACTATATGAAAGGAAGAGCAGAGGCAAAACGGTTTGACGGAAGGTGGCGTGCAGAGATTGAAGTGAAAATTTTTCAGCCGGAAGGGTTTTTAAGAAAAGTAGAAGCGGCCAGAAAATTGGAGGAAAGGAATGGAAATACATTATGAAAGGCAGATGCGTCATAATTATTTAATTATAAGACCAGAAAACAGTGAAAGTGAAAATTATGAATGCCGGATGCTGATGGCAAATACGATTGAGGGGTTGCTGAAATTCCGGTTCCAGCAGACAGAAGAGGGCATTCAATATTATTACGAGATTACTTCAAAACAGCCGTTAAGCCGGATGCTGGAGGGAAGGGCTATTCGCAGGACGGAAATTGCGAAACTGATGGTGTCCATTGCAGAGATTCTGGAGAGACTGGAGAGTTACCTGCTTCAGGAAAGCCGTATTTTATTGGAACCGGAATACATCTATATTACTCCGGAGGACTTTCAGGTATTTTTATGTTTTGTTCCAGACCGGAATGCCGATTTTTCCAAGATGATGGAACAATTGCTGCAATATCTCTTAAAAAAGGTTGATCATAAGGAAAAAGACACAGTAGTTCTGGCATACCGCCTCTATCAGGAAAGCCAGAAGGAGTTTTATGGTATGGACGATTTGTTGAAATGGCTGCCGCGGGAATCAGATGAAAGCTTTAGGGAGATAAAACAAAAAACGCAGGAAACTAACGAGCGGTTGAAAGAAGAGGTAAAACTGCGGAAAGAGGAATTACAAGAAGATACCGTCCAGTCTGCTCCGAAAGAGGCAGATTGGAAAAAGTACATTTTTCCAGCAGCATTCGTTTTATCAGCACCTGGAATCAGAGAACGAATCATGGATTGTTCCCATCTGGAAACCCAAGGGTCTAGCGTGTACTTCACGAATTCCAGGGACTGTTGCTCAATATTAGAAAAGCTCGACTTCTCAAGGTCACCCACCATGTGAGGAGGAACTCTGAAAATTCGAGCTATCTCATTGATTTGAAATTTTCTTGTTTCCAAGAACTGTGCCTGTTCCGGTGATATGGAAATCGGTGTGTACTTCATCCCTTCTTCCAAAACAGCTACTTTGTGTGCATTGGAACTTCCGCCAAATGTTGAAGTCCAGCTGTCACGGAGCCTTGCCGGGTCTTTGATTGTTCCCGGATGTTCAAGCACACCACTTGGTGCAGCACCATTAGCAAAGAACTTGGCTCCATATTCTTCACAGGCAATTGCCATACCGATGGCATTCTTGGCCATTGCGATAGGCGAATATCCTACAAGACCATCAAACCCTAATCCTGGAATGTGGAGCACATCCGTGCTGTCCAGTTTTACCATGCTCCCTTTCATGGTCGGAGCATCATCTCTTGAAGTATTGTAGGTGTAATAAAGTCTTCCATTTTCATCTCTGTCCACGGTCATTCGGTTTAGCATCAGCGGATACAGTGCTACCACTTCTCCCTTACCATTTCTAATAATCTGTGCGTAGGCATTTCCCCAAAGCAGTAAATGTGTCATCAGTGTTTCTCTGAAAACAAAAGATGTCATTTCCGGGTTCGGTTCATCATGCAATAAAAAATACAACGGATGGTCGATGGCTTTTTCCTTTCCACCTTCATCGTTGTATCTGTAAACATGAAGAGGTATACTTGCTACCGCTTCAGATAATATTCTTACGCATGAGTACACAGCAGTCATCTGCATGGCAGAACGTTCATTGACCGGCTTACCGGATGTGGAACCACCCATGAAGAATCGATATGAACTTCCGCTCGTTGCATTTACGGGCTTATCTCTAGCCTTGAAAATTCCAGATAAAATACCCATAGGTATCACGCTCCTCTCTAAATAATAAATAAGCCTCTGTCATCATATACAGAAGCACTTGTATCAGCACCACAACGGATGGCTCTATCAAGACCCATAATCGTTGCAATGGCACCGTCAATCTTTTCAGTTGATTTTTCTTTGTCAGCTTTAATGTTTCCCGCAGGATCTGTTCGAATAAAGATATTATCCATCATCCAACGAAGAACCGGATGACCACCATGTGCAAGTTTCTGCTCCAAGGTAAGTTTCATCAGTTCTTTAGTCGGCGGAGACATATCCTTGAACCCCTGTCCGAAAGGTACTACGGTAAATCCCATACCTTCCAGGTTCTGAACCATCTGTACAGCCCCCCAACGGTCAAATGCAATTTCACGGATATTGAATCTCTCACCGAGTTTTTCGATGAACCTTTCAATATATCCATAATGCACAACGTTTCCTTCTGTGGTCTGCAAATATCCTTGTCTCTCCCACACATCGTATGGAACATGGTCCCTTCGGACTCGCAATTCTAGGGTTTCTTCCGGTATCCAAAAGTATGGAAGTACCACGAACTTTTCATCTTCATCAAGTGGTGGGAACACAAGCACAAAGGCTGTAATATCCGTTGTACTTGAAAGGTCAAGACCACCATAAAAAACTCGTCCTTCCAGTTCATCTTCCGATACCCTAAAGGAACAAGCATCCCATTTCTCCATCGGCATCCATCTGACCGCTTGCTTTACCCATTGGTTAAGCCTTAGCTGACGGAAACTGTTCTCTTCTCCGGGATTTTGTTTTGCCGATTCACACGCTGTCTTTACTTTCTCCATTGCTACAGTGATTCCAAGTGAGGGATTTGCTTTCTTCCATACCTTCGGGTCTGTCCAGTCATCACTTTCTTCTGCACCATAGATAACAGGATAAAATGTAGGGTCGATTTTTCTTCCTTCAATGATATCCTTTGCCTTCTGATGTGTTTCGTAGCAGATGGAATTTGTATCCGTACCTGCTGTTGTAATAAGGAAATACAGTGGCTGCGTTCTAGCATCACCGGAACCTTTGGTCATAACATCAAACAGCTTTCTGTTTGGCTGTGTATGAAGTTCATCAAACACTACTCCGTGAATATTGAAGCCGTGCTTACTGTAAGCCTCTGCCGATAATACTTGGTAGAAACTATTTGTCGGCAAGTACACGATTCTTTTCTGCGATGCTAATATCTTTACTCTTTTATTCAGTGCAGGACACATACGCACCATATCAGCGGCAACCTCAAATACGATTGATGCCTGTTGGCGGTCAGCTGCACATCCATATACTTCTGCACGTTCTTCTCCATCCCCACAAGTAAGCAGTAGTGCAACAGCAGCCGCAAGTTCCGACTTACCCTGTTTCTTTGGAATTTCGATATATGCAGTATTGAACTGTCGATATCCGTTCGGTTTTATCGTTCCGAAGATATCCCTTATAATCTGTTCCTGCCAATCAATCAGTTCAAATGGTTTCCCTGCCCATGTACCTTTGGTGTGGCACAGGCATTCAATAAAGGAAACTGCATAGTCAGCCATTTCTTTATCGTAGACAGAATCCTTGGCTTTGAACTTTGTCGGCTTATATTTCTTCAGTTTTCTCAATTGTCCACCTCCCAAATGGCATAAAAATAAGACCATCTCTGGTCTTTTCTGTAACGAGGAACAGCCCCTATGGAGCCGTTCTATTTCATATTTCATTGTTATTCTTTCTAGTTATTACTGTATAAAAGGATACAAAGTGCCATCTCTGCTTCTTCACAAGTCGGCTCTATGTCCCAACCTCTGTCATAATTTGCTATACATTCACCATCCATCTTAAGACTAAGTTTTGATATCCTACCGCCGTTAATTCCATACTGGCTACCTTCTTCGTAAACCTTAATCCAGTAATGTACGATTTTTCTGCTGCCGTCTTTCTTCGGTATGCCGATTGTTCCTTCTTTCCACATAGTTTAATCCTCCCCATGCATTATGAAATGTACATATTCACTTCGATGCTCTTCTATGAAAATAACCAGTTCATAAAAGTTCATCTCATGGGCAAGTCTCTGCACATAGTGGATATCGAACATATTAGTAAGTCCGGTGCTTCGGATAGCAAGAATCTGTTCTTTAATCTTCGTATTCATCACTGCATTCCTCCATCCCAGAAAGAAGTTCCACATAGATTTTTGTGTATCTTTCGCACTCACTACCTT